GTCGGTACTGCCCCGATCTCCCCGACGTGTAAAGTCGTTGGCAGCGCTTGCACTTCAAAATAAGAATATTTATTTGCCTCACAGGCCGATCATAAGGGGGGCAATATTGCCAGCTCGCTGCACGCCCACCTGAACGGACTGCATCGCCGCGTTGTAAGACGCCTTGATAGTAGGCACCACAGCATTCTTGAACGCCCACGACGCCACGTTACCCATAGAGCGCAGTAACTGGTTCGTGGTGTTTCCGGATGCTGGCGGAATAGTACTAACCAGGGCATTAAGGCCCGCCTCACCCTCAGTGACCATGGTGAACTCCATCTCCAGCGAGCTGGCCGGGATGCCCCTGTAAACCACCACGATGGTAGAGTGCCTGTCCGTAAAGGCAGGAACACCCAACGTGGTAGGCTGATAGAACATCTCGTCCTGATCGCTGGGAACGAAGAGCGCCTCATGGTCCTTCTCCCCGAAGCGAGAAATGTGAGGGCACAGGTTCAGGCAGGACAACGCGGTGGCATTGACCGTAGGCTCCAGAAAGGCCTTGGGCAGTGTATGCAGCCCAATGACCCCAGCGCGCGCGGACTCCGCACCCGTGTATCGGACCTTCAGACAGGCAGCCAGACAACGAATCTCCGAGGTGGGGCCGAAGGCATCGACAATCGGGCCAGCGCTGCTGAAAGCGAACGCCTGGCCGGCAGTGCCAGCAACCTTCGTCCCGAACCACAAAGAGTTGGTGCCTGGCTGGAAGACGTAGCAACCCTCGACGCTAGCGCCTTCAGAAGCAAGGATAATACGATCACGGCGGTAAGCCCCAGTACCGCAGCCACTATACGTAGGCTGCACGAAAGGCGCTCCGCACGGATCGAGGAGGAGGTTGCGAAACGCAATGGCTCCAGCATCCAGTTTCTGAAGGGTTAGCTGCGCCTGACGGCCCAGCGTCTTCTTCTGTCCCTTGGCTTGCTTCTTGCTTTTCTTCGTTTTGTTTGCCATGGAGAGTTGTATTATATTAAATGGGCGGGATCCGGGCTTTCGCCCCCGGTGGCTTCACCAGTGTCTCCTTTTCTGTCGGGTTGGATAACAGCAGTCCCGTCGTCACCTACTCATGACGAATCATAGCTCCCTTCGGAGCTGACCTCCCGATCGGAGAACCAGCCCTCCTCCTCCTCCGGCAGCACCCGCCCCTTCCTCAGCCGGAGCTGTCGCTCCCTCTTGGGACGGGGGGGGCCCCACACGGCGGTAGGTGGTGGGCGCCCGTCATTCGCTTCACTGGGTGGGTGGGTAGCGAGGGGCGCCGGAAGTGCGCGCACTGCGTGGGGCAGTCGCCCTCCCTTGGGAGGGACCACAGCTCGCTTAGCGCGCACCTCCTCCGCCTCCTCCTCCTCCACCAAACCAGCCCAGTCCAGCGGAACCAGGAGAGAGGTCGCGGGGAGCTCGGCCGGCCTGTCCAGCCAGAGCTGGCGGGGGTCCCGCTGTAACGCCCGAAGTAGGCCAGACAAGCTGGCCTCAATCTGAGGGCCTACAGCGACTTCCCCCACCGCCCACCGGAGCTGGTCGTCCGACGCGTCCCCAAACTTCTCCATCACCGTCTGCAATTGGCGCTGGGCATGGTGCCTCCACACCTGGAAAGCTCCCGCGAAAGCGGGCGGCGGCAGACCCGCCGAGAGCACAATGCTCCCAAGCCGCATGGCCTCCATCATCTCCATCTCCCGGTCGGTCTTCAGCCACTTGAGGCTCGGATAGGGCATCTGAGCCAGGGTGCGGGCCACGTCCGTGCACACCTGCGTAACTCCCCCCCGGAGGAAGAAATTGTAGCCGATGAACAGGAAGGGCCGCTCCTCAAGCACCTCCTTGAGCGTGCTAGCACGCGCGCAGTAGTACTGTTCGAGCTTGACCGCAAACCCCAGCTCCTCTCCCACGTCCTGCAGTAGCCTCCTCACCGCTTCCTCGTGCCACCACTCGCAACCGCGGTCGAGCGCGCGTGAGATCAGCACGTCCATGAGCATGTCATTGACCTTGCTCTGAAGCGGCATCCCAGAAGGCCCCGCGTGCCGCCAGTAGCGCACTAACGCCCCGGCGGTCACGACCAGCCTTCCGCGCGCGTACTCGTACCAGAGGTCGGCGGCGGCAGCGTCGAAGCGGCGGAGCTGCCGCCACAGCGCCTTGTGCACCTCGAGCGTCGCGTCCCGATGCTGCGTGAGGTCAAAATTGCTGCAGTCCAGAGCGAACCACACCACGTTCTGCGGCGTCTTCACTACGACCCAGCTATCGTCCCCCACGTGCACGAAAGCGCGCCCGTCGCGCACCAGGCGCTGCTCCAGCACCTGGACGAGCTCCTCAGCGCCCCCGTGGACCAGGCTGATGCCGATGGCAGTACGACTGCCCTCGAGAATACTGCGAGACAGCTTCTCGAGGGGCTGAGTAGCCACCTGCATGTTCAGCATGATCTGACGGGGCATCGCGTTGTAGAAGCGCATCATTCCGGCCTCCACCTTCTCGGCGCTGTAGTAGTCGGCCTTCGCCTTTCCGCGGCAAGCCACGAGGTAAGGACGCTCGTGTTCCGCTCTCTCCTTCCATTCCCTCACCCCGGTGGTGGTCCGAGCGGCACTGACGATCTCCTTGCGGACGGTCACAGCCAAACCCAAGCACTTCTCGCTGGCTCCCGGTGTGGCCCACTGGGCCAACACTGGGAACCCGTTGTCAGATTTCGGGTTGACCGTGACCCCGTCTTCGCCCTCGGCCGCCACCAGCGGGAAGGCCCGGCAAGCATGATCCGGAAGATGGCTCAGATCAACTCCCGAGCCTTCCAGAGCGGCAGTGGCCTCGCTCTGGGTGACCGGTTTGGCGACAGTCGACCCCACGCGTGGGTATGCCTTCTGCAGGCGCCCCAGTGTGTGCTCCGTACCCCCATCCACAAAGAACGTGTCACGGATCTTTGCCTCACACGCGTCCCGGCTCGCGAAGGATCCAGTCGTGGACATCGCGGACCAGATCACGTTAGTCAGAGCATGCGCCGGCCCCGTACGTACCCGCAGGGACATCTTGCCTCCCTTAGCCGTAGCCAGGGCAGGCCCGAGCTTCCCCAACACCTGGGCATCCGCACAAAGTGTTTTAGGTACGTAGAAAGTCGGGCGCAGCTCCATATCGAGGCCGGCCAATTTGGCCTGCAAGACCTCTACACGTCTTCCCGTGAGTGCCCTCTCAGAGAAGAGGGCCCCGGGCTCGAAGTAGGCGTCGGGGAACGCCGCTTTCGCGCTCGTCACATACTCTTTGGGCGGGCGTAACGGATTCGACATGTCACGGATGGTCGATGGGCCGTATCTCACCTTGTAACTGTGAGTAGTCATATTCAATTCCCCTGTCCGGACGCCAGCCAGAGCGCAAGTAAGCTGGCTTACCTTACAG